CATACACCTGGGCCGACCACCAAGCCGCCAACCAAGCGACGCTTGACGAGATTGCCGCCGCCGTTGGCGTGAAGCGATGAACCTGGAAACCGTCGCGGCGTTGCTACTGTTGACGCTGCTGGCGGTGGTTATTGTGTATGAGGTGAGAGGGTAGACGTGGCGAAGAAGAAAACACAAAGCATCACCTGGACAAATGAGCGCCGCAAGCTGGCCGACCTGATCCCGTGGGAACATAACCCGCGCACGATCAAACAGAAGCAAGCCGAGCGGCTGGTCGATAGCGTGGAAACGTTCGGGCAAGTGGAGACGCTGGCGATTGGGCCACAAAATGAGCTATACAATGGGCATCAAAGATTGTCCGTCCTTGCCGGTCAATACGGCATGGATTACGAAGTTGACGTGCGCGTTGCCAGCCGGGAATTGACCGAACGGGAACGGCAGCAGTTGACGGTGTATCTACATCGCGGTGCAACTGGTGATTTCGATTTTTCAGAATTAGCCAATTGGGGAATCGAAGACGATTTGTTGGCGTGGGGGTTTTCGCCGGAAGAGCTTGGCTTTGACTTTAGCGAGGAAGAAACCGGCAACGGCGTTGATAACTCACTCGTGAAGGACTCGCTGAACGTTGACGAGCAATTTGGCGTGATTATCATTTGCCCCGATGCCGCCGAACAGGAACGGGTTTTCAATGAGATGACCGAGGCCGGTTATGCCGTAAAGGTGGTGACGGTTTGAGAATTGAAGTACGTAACAAATGCACCGATTTCAATAGCTATCGGGCGGCGCGGGTCAAGTCCCTGTTTAACGCCGAAACCGGAGCGAACTTTGATCTAACCGCCGAACTGCCCATTGACGATCCGGCGTGGTCTATCGGCTTGATTGTCGGCCCATCCGGCAGCGGCAAGACGAGCATAGGCCGTTCGATTTGGGGCGGTGATGTGCTAGACGATTTTGGTGGCTGGCCGGCGGATAAGCCGATTATTGATGCCATTACCCCCGGCGGCGACTTCAATGAGATTACCGGCGCTTTGGCCGCTGTCGGGCTGGGGAGCGTTCCGACATGGTTGCGCCCATATCTGGTCTTGAGTAACGGCGAAAAATTCCGCGCCAACTTGGCTCGTGTTATATGTGAGGCGCCAAAGCAAATTGTGATTGACGAGTTCACCAGCGTTGTGGATCGGCAAATTGCGAAATTTGGGGCGCTGGCCTTTGCTAAATCGTGGAAGCGGCTGGCGAAGTCGGGCGGTAATCAATGCGTTCTGCTTTCCTGCCATTACGACATCATCGACTGGGTAGAGCCGGATTGGGTATTTGACACGGCAACAGGCGAGTACGCCGGGAGGTCACTTTGGCGACGGCCAAAATTTGACCTTGAAATTTACGAGACGGATTGGCGTTACTGGCACCTTTTTGAACCGCATCACTATTTGAAAGTACCGAAGATGGTGGCGGCAAAATGCTACGTTGGTACGGTAGACGGCGAACCGGTGGCGCATCTGGCAATGTCTACCCGTCCCGGCTTGAAGGAGGCGCGGGCGTGTCGCCTGGTTATCATGCCGGAGTGGCAGGGGGCCGGGATCGGGATTCGCTTCTTGAATAGCATTTGTGAGATGTGGTTGCAAGGCCAAAACCGTTTTAACAAGAAAATGCCGGTGCTGTTCCACACGTCACACCCCGGCTTAGTGGCGGCGTTGCGGCGGGATAAGGGCTGGATACAGGTAAGCGCCGTGATGTATGGCAACAAGAAAAAGCCGGGGGATGGCGTTGCGGAAAAGGGGCATGAGAAATACGGCGCTCTAAGAACCGGCTACGGCGGCCACTTTCGCGCCGTCCAGGGGTTCCGCTATCTAGGGGAGTACGTTAAGAAATGAACATCTATTTGAGCGGGCAAAAATACTTCGGGCGGCTTGTCCTGGAAATGATTCTAGCCGAGGGCCATACCGTGACCGGCGTAAGCGCTCCCCAGCCGACAAACGGAAAAACGGATAAGCTTTGGGGGCTTGCCGAGCTTAAGCGCCTACCCTTGCTGCCATCGGGCAAACTCAACGCCGATACATTGCCGCCGGGGGTTGATCTGATCATTGCCGCCCATTCCTATGACTTCATCGGGCGCAAAACCCGTAACCGGTGCAAGCTGGGGGCCATCGGCTATCATCCGTCATTGCTGCCGCTGCATCGCGGGCGCGACGCCGTAAAGTGGTCTATCAAGTTGGGCGAACGGGTGACGGGCGGCACGGTATTCTGGCTCAACGACACCGTAGACGGCGGGCCGGTTGCGGCGCAGGAGCATGTATTTATCCCCGCGGGCTGGGATGCCGAGACGCTATGGCGGGAACGGTTGCAACCGCTGGGGGTTGAGTTACTGCGTAATACCCTGCGGGACATAGCCGCCGGTCGGTTGGTACGTATTCCGCAGGATCACGGTATTGCAACCTGGGAACCGGCGTTAGATCCGCCCGCGCTATACCGCCCCGACCTGACGCAATTGGGTGTCTTGCCGGACGGGTACGCGGTTGTTACGGAACACCTTTATGGCATGGACTACATGCCCGTGAGTATGTAAGCTTATGGCGGCACGAAAACGAACACCATTCCAGCGTGAAGAAGACCTTGTGCGGGAAGTGACCGAGACGCAATCAGAGTTGATAGGCAGTTAGCATTATACGGTTAGCATGGCAACAGCAAAACGAACCGAGTTTCAGCGTGTACCGGCAGGCGTCGCCACAACCAAGGAGCAGATAGCCGACGGGTTTGACGCCTTGACGCTGGGCGCTGATGTTGACAACGACTTCTCACTTGACGGTGATTTTTCATTTGATTTTGACATGTGGGCGGTAGAATAATGGCGACCAATCACTATGAATTGAATTTGCTTGGCATTCCGCCAGGGTGGAAAGCGTTTGCAACCCGTGGCTACACGGAACGCATCGACGCCACGTATCAAGAGTACGAACAGGCAAAACGTATTGCAGGCGAAGGCGTGACACCGGTCTTCGTGGTGTATGGCGGTGGCAAGGATGTAAAGGCGGAATGCCAGCGGAATGGCTGGATTTGGCTTAAAGAAAACATGGATAGTGGTAAGGGTAGGGAGGTATAGCTATGGCGAAAGGATACGGGGCAATTCGTGATTCTGGCGGGCGCCGCGTGAAGGTCGGTAACACAGTACAAGTCGGTGGCGCTTACACGCCTATCATTCGCGGTACTGTGTTAAGCATCGGGCGCAGTGGAGTCACGATAAGACCAACTAATGTTAGACCTGGGTCATTCGCTGATCGTCCAGCATTAATACCGCGCAACGCTGGTATTTCTATTGTAGGGTAACGACGCATGAATTTAACCGATTTAACCTATAAAAAAGATGGCTAACAAGTACACCGCCGAGCAAATGGCGGACGCAATCAGGAAAGGCAAAGGCATTTTGGCGGCGGCGGCAACGTCGCTAGGTTGCACGCGCCAAACTGTTGCGTCATATATCGAGCGCTATCCAACCGTCAGAGATGCCCACCTGGAAGCGACCGAATCCACCATCGACTTTGTGGAATCGCGCTTGCTCAAAAACATTGACAGCGGCGACACGACGGCCATGATTTTCTATCTGAAAACCAAAGGCAAGCATCGCGGCTATGTGGAACGTCAGGAACTAACCGGCAAAGAGGGCGGCGATCTGACTTTCCGCGTGGTATATGGTGACGATGGAATACAGAATAAAGTTACTTAGGCCGCACCCGAAACAAGCGCTGTTTATGCGCAGCCCAGCCAAGCGCAAGGTGGTATGTGCTGGCAGACGTGGCGGTAAGACGACCGGCATGGCGACATTGGCGATTGAGGCGGCATTGCAGAAACGGCGAGTGCTAGAAGCTGCCCCGACCGCCGACCAGACGAATGCGTTTTGGGAAGCGTGCAAAGCGTCATTGACAGAACCGATAGCAGCGGGCAAGGTGTACAAGAATGAAACCGAACGCCTGTTACTTTTTCCAGATGGTGGACGCATCCGCACCAAGACGGCTTGGAACGCTGATACGCTACGCGGCGACCATGCCGACCTATTGATCTTAGATGAGTACAGCATTATGGATAAGTCGGCGTGGGAGGAAGTTGGGGCACCCATGCTGCTCGATAATGACGGCGACGCGGTGTTTATTTTTACGCCAAAGCGCAAGAATCACGCCTTCCATTTGTACAGTCGGGCGCTGGCGGATAACACGGGCCGTTGGGAAGCATTTCATTTTACCAGCCACGACAACCCGCATTTGTCACCCGAAGCGCTGGCGGAAATTACCAGCGACATGACAGATGAGTCGTATAAGCAAGAAATACTGGCGCAATTCTTGGAGTCTGAGGGTAGCGTCTTTAGGAATATTCTAAATTGTATCAAGGCGCCGACCACCACACCGGAAGCGCACACGGGCCACACGTTGATCGCCGGCATTGATTGGGGGAAGCAACAAGATTGGACAACAATCTCTATCGGTTGCCGTGATTGCCATTGCGAGGTAGCACGCGACCGGTTCAACCAAATTGATTACGTGGTGCAACGTGATCGGCTACGCGCCTTATACGAGAAGTGGAAACCGGCAGCGCTACTCTGCGAATTGAACAGCATCGGAACGCCAAATTTTGAGATGCTACAACGGGAAGGTCTGCCGGTGCAAGGATTCAACACGACAGCATCAACCAAGCCGCCACTTATCGAAAACATGGTGTTGGCATTTGAGCGGGCAGAATGGCAGTTTCAGGCCGATCCGGTGTGGACGGCTGAATTAGAAGCGTTTGAGCGCACCGTGAGCGGCGCAACGGGACGCAGCAGCTACAGCGCACCGGATGGACTGCACGACGATACTGTCATCGGGCGGGCGTTGATGCTGTGGCAGGCAAATAACATGTTTACCGCCGGCACATGGGGAACCAGGAAGAACAAATGAGCAAACGCAATAACCGATACAAGCACCGCCAATCCACGCCGCGACCAACCAGCAACGTGCGCAGCATTCGCGCACAGCGATCCATGCTCGATAACAGCATGGCCGCGGGCTACCTGGGCAAGCAGTTTGAAGGGGATCGGGACTACTACGAAAAGCTGGGCTATCCCAAAGATTTGCTCTTTGAACACTTTCTCGCCAAGTACATGCGGGAAGACATCGCTGCCCGCATTATCGACTTCCCAGCGGAGGAAACTTGGGGCGATGGCGTCACCGTCATTGATGGCGCCGAAGATGAAGCGGTTGATGATTCGCCATTTTCGGTAGAGTTTGCGGCGCTATCTGAACGTCTACGCCTAGCGCATTACTGCGAACGGGTTGATAAGATTACCGGCGTTGGGCGCTACGGTGCATTGCTTATCGGTGTGGCAGGCGATGCGCCGTTGTCGGCTCCGGTGGAACGGCTGAATAGCGCCGCTGATGTGCTATATTTGCGGCCATTCGCTGAGATTAACGCCGACATTCACTCGTTTGTCAATGACGCCACCGACGCCCGTTATGGGCTACCGGCGCTTTACAATGTCACCATGATGGCCGGGACGACGGGGGCTGGCACAACCACCATGCAGGTGCATTGGAGCCGCATCATCCACGTTGCCGAAAACCTGCTCGACAATGAGGTGTACGGCATTCCCCGCTTGCAGCGCG